TACATCGTCAAACTCTACTCCGCTTGAGGCGGCTGTCGGGCCAACCATCTTGAACGCCTCCCCAAGTTGAGCAACGTCTGTGTTGGCGTTTCTGCTCGTCTGAGCGAGTTTGTCAACAACTCCTCCTAAATCCCCTGCCGTCATTCCCATACCAGATAAGATATTACTTGAAATATCAGCGGCCGCTCCAAGATCCATCCCTGCCGCAGATGCAAGACTCAGAGTGTCAGGTAAGGCCGTCATTATCTCGTTAGTGTCGAAACCTGCCATTCCGAGAAACTGTATACCCTCGGCGGCTTCGTTAGCTGAGAACGCCGTTTTAGCTCCCATGTCTCTGGCAAGTTTTGACATGTTGTCAAAATCTTTTCCCGTTGCTCCAGTAATTGCGGCAACGTCTGCCATTGATTGCTCAAATTCTTTTGCAGAATTAAAAGCTGACATGATGCCTTTACCGAAAGCGGCAACACTAATAACACCTGCTCCCCAAGCCAATATTGATTTATTTATCCCAGATAGTAAACTTCCTTTTTTGTTGGGATCATCAGAAAAAGTTTTGCTGACCGACTTATCAATTTTTGCCATGCCACTGGAAAATTGATCATTCAGTTTTGCAATGACTTCAAGTTTCTGTTTTTGAACCGCCATTTTTTTCCGCTTGTTCTCTTAAAATTGTATGAGCTTCATCTGCAATAACGTCAAAACCTTCTGCAACAATACTTGGCATTTCTTTAATCTTATCAAAACTAATATGACGCCTGTAAAAAGATCCCTCCACCGAATGAGAGAGAGAATGTATTTCGTATATAGCTCGGCTCAGATCGGAAATTTTTAAAGCAGGGCAACCAACAAAAGCCATTTCTCCCAGTAAACCGCTCCGCTTTTCCCCTGCCTGATGATAACAAAAATCTGGCTTGCGTCTTTGTGAACAATTTATGCAACCTTTGTCTGTTCCGAGATGGTACCATCTGACCGAGCTACGAAGTTTTTTAATTCTTCGCCTGTAAGATGAGCAGTTTCCCCCAAGACGTTGACGATCTCCATGATCAAAGATTTTTCTTGATCGGCGTCTGTTGGATTTGGAATATTAAAAAATATCTCTGCTGAATCTTTTTTTTCTTGCCCATCAAAAACAAAGTTTCTGAAGTTCCTCGTATGAGAAACAAAACGCTTGACCAACCTCAGAACCTCGTCTGACATACTTTTAATATTATCCGCATATTCTGGATCTTCTAAAAACCTTGTCAGGTTCTGATCTCTCCATTGATTTATTTTTTCTTCATCATCTTCGTAAAGAGTATCAATCGGTTTCAGCCTTTTGATCTCCAACGAAAGTTGCTCATCCTCTGGCAAATCAAGATTGCCTTTCCATTTTGGTCGATACTCAAACCAAGTAACTCCCAACTCCATTCTGATCTCCTTGCGTCATAGGATGCAGAGCCTTTTCCGAAATCTTCGGACGGTTGACGCAGAACCGAACCCTGCACCCAAGAGATGCGTCAACCTATGCGAATAATAACGATACTTCGTTTTCTCCAGTACCAGATCCGAGAGCAACAAAGTTTGCTGTATATCTTAGCATGTCGCTTTCTGGCGAATCTCTTTGAGATGGATCAATTTCTGAAACTGGACAATCAATTAACATTTTCTTCCCTGCTGTTGTCCCTATGGTAATGTGCATATCCTTTTGAACGCCTCGCCTAAACTCAGTAAACAGATTTGCCTCGTCTTTCCGAACTAGGAAATCAAGCGAACCTGTAACCTCACGGTAAGACGGGACAACAACGTCACTTGCTGAACTGGAACCGTATTCCGTATTCAACAAATCCTGACCAGTTGAAATAGATAACGAGCCGCCAAGATGAGTTATCGTTGTTGAACCTGCATCCAATGACAAAGTTCCATCTGTCCCAAACAATGGATCACCTGCCAATGTTGGAGTTGGGAAATATGGTTTCACAACATCGTCATCGGCTACCGTTGTAGATGCAACGGTTAGGGTATTGGTTGAATAGTTCACCGCCGTAACTTGGATATCATCATCAGAGTCAATTGAGATAACTGAGTAGGGAGTAAAAAAATCAGCGTCATCAACCACAACTGCTGTTGCCGCTCCGCTAGTACCGTTAACCGCCGAGTTACCCGTTTGGATATAATCTTTACCCACTCCATCACAAGTCCAAGTGACAAAACCATCACCTGACCAGTTGAACGCAATGTTCTGAACAATCGCACCCGAAACACCTTCTCCAAGATCGGTTGTTTCCCGATAGATTGCCAACGACAACGCAGTAGGATCTTTCAGCAAACTGTAGGTGACAGACGTTCCACCAGAAACCGTTTCGGTTCCTAATCCTTGCTTTAGAAATAAACCCATATCTGGAGCAACTCCCGTTGAACCTGATGGTCGCAAAATTCCCTGTGCTGACCAAGGTTGTACTGGCGTCCTCGTTGCAGTTCTTTGGATACGACTTCTTGTGTCTCTGACGTCATTAGGAAACTCACGACCAACTGGTGCCCCCATCGTAATGGATGAGGCTCTGAAAGCATCGGTTGCCGCAGGTTTGATTGGCACTCCGTAAGTTGACTCAGCTTTGACAAACCCGACAAGATCCGAGCCATATGAAAAACTATCGACTCCCATTTTTAATTCTCCTTTTTAGGAAGTATAAACTTCGGTTGAAATCTCGGCTCGTTGTTCAAATCTGCGTCCGTCTGTGCCGATCTCAGAGGCGTCAATACTTTCGACATAGCATTGATCAACCGCATCTGATAATGTTGTTTTATTTATTAACTCTTGAACTGCTCTGCATGTTCTCCACAACCTGATTGTAATCATCTCCGTCCCTGCATACGTTGACGAGGATTGACTACCTGTAACTATTACCTCAATGCTAATGCTCTGCACCTCTCGTTGTTCTGGCGAATTGACAACCTCTGTTGAAGTTGGAACAACAACAATGTTGACACTGTTTGGATAATTTTCTTGAGGTGCCCTCCAAAAACTGTCAACGTCATCCAAAACAATTCCGTCATCATACGATGAATCTAAAGCGTTTAATTTTGCCGCCATGCCAGAATTCAAAACTGATATGATCGAATTACAAGACGCTTGCGGATCTCTTAGCCCTGCCACTTATCGCTCCCGTTCATTGCAACAATTAAATCTCTGGTCATTTCAGCAGTAAAAATTTCCGCTGTTTCTTGAGTCATCTTGATAAAGGTTCTTTTTGGAAGTTTTTTGTTTCCGTAATTATGAGCGTTAGCATATGGAACCCTTGAACCCAAAGTCAACATCTTACCGCCGCCACGATTGAAGATCAAATTTCGACTTGTTGGTTTTGTCACCGATGCCTTTAGATCACCTTTTAAAACAAGCATCGGACGTTTGGGGTAGTTGCGACTTTTCCACGCAGAATATATTGGAGTTAATGGCGGCCAACTTTCTCCGATTGACCTTCCTTTTGATTCAAATGCCTTTTTGTTCAACTCGGTAAACTTTTGGCGAATACGCAACGCAGACTTTCCGTTGAATGGACGCTTTGCCCATTTAATCATCTCATCGTTTGTTGCCTCAAGTTTATCAAGGCCGTTAACCTTGAACTCAATCGCCATTTATTTTGCCTTAACTTTTGCTTTAGGTTTTGGCTTATCGCCGTCAACTAATTTCTTCAACGCTTCATCTTCGTTTTTTTGCTTTGCGTTCATTTCATCTGCATAAGATGCTCCGCTTGGGACATTGACTGTTGTCGCATCAATGGCCGCCTCTATTTTTTTGATTGTTTCTGCATCTGGTCGAACGCCCTCTGGGAGCAACCGAGACGCAACACCTGCAACTTCTGCTCTTGCCATTTTTAGCTCCTCACCAATGTCATTGTTCCACCGCCCGAAGTTCTTTCAACCTCGGCACTCGGAATATCATATCTTCCATCTTGAATGTTTTTTATAACTCTATCACGTTCAACAACCAACGGATCAATCAAATCCTCAACGCCTTGAGCAGTTGAACTATACGCAGAATTTTGAACTCGGATTGCCGTCATTAATGCGTTTAAATTTTTCAAAATCTTTGCGGCATCTGTTGCCGCTGTATATGTGACCGCAGTGTCTGCGGCTTTTTTTACCTCAACAAACGGCGTGACTTCAACGGTAATTTGTCCGTCACTGTTTACAATGTCATCTGCTGTAATCATGTAGCGTTGAGCGTCACCTGTTATTGTGAGGAAATCTCCCCTGCGAACCGAACCCGTCAAAGATCCAGAGTTTGCTTTTAACGTCAGAACCGTATCCATTAAGTTCGCTGTGTCTTGCAAGAGGATTGTCCCTCCTGACGCCAACTGACCGCCTTGTTGAGCCACTGGAGCCGCATAACCTGTTGCCCTAAGCAATGCGTTGATCTCTCCAAAATCTTGAGAGATAAAACCCTCAACTTGAGAACTGCTCGGATTACTATTTGAGTCAATCGTATACTGTTGAACCAACGCTTGAACGTCTGCAAGTTCACAATATCCATCTGTTGACAAAGTTATTGCCACAAGTTACCCCTTCGTCTTGCGTTTTTTTGGAGCGGCTTTTTCTTTTTCTTTACCGTCAAACAACTTCATAGTTTTCTCATCAAAATCAGATTCATTGATAATTGCAAAACCATCATCAGTTTTGACTTTTACAGTTTTAATAACTGGCATAATCCCCCATTTTAACCTTCTAAAATTTATCTCAGATTCAACAAAATCATAAAGCGTCAGGAACCGCTTTAGTCCCTGACGCTTTTTAAAACTACCCAAGAATACGGCAAGCCAATTCTGGACGGAGCAGAGTTGCACCATACAGAACATCATATTCGAATTTCCATTGCTTTTCTTGACGAGAAACTTCAAGCCTCATACTCAAACCCGTTTTGTCATCAGTTACCTGACGCATCGTATCGGAATTGAGTTGAGCATCCATAATCGGAGCCATTGCGAAACCGAAAGCATTTCTCTGGAAACCAATATTGACAACATGATCAGCCGCAAATGTCAATGCCGCATTATCCGTCAACGCCGCCGTTAAAGCAGGTGCAAAAGTAATCGTTGAGGAACCGTAAGACGAAACAACGAATTGCTGTGATGACCCTGCAACCGTGAAAATGTCACCCTCAACAGGGGTTCCACTACCGCCGTCAACGGGCACCGTTGTATCACCAATCGCTGACGATCCTGAGTTCACAAGATAAGATGTTGGTGGAGCGGTATCGTGTGTCTTGACGTTTTGATCAAGATTCCAACCTGCACCCAAAGCGTAACCAATATCACCAGTACGAATACCTTCACTGTCACCTCTCCAAGAGGTATCCTGTAACGCTCTTTGATTGATTGCGTTACCTTCAGCATCGGCATCCATTACAACGAAACGATCTTCCATAGGTGCAAGGAATGTGTTCAGCTTATTTCTTGCTCCAGTTGTCCAATCATTCAAGTTGCTTGCAAATGGAGTTGTCCCTGCAGTACCTGCTTGAGAATAAATCCCCTTATACAATCCGAGAATATACCCGTCAACATTGTTAGCCAAAGAACGAACAGCCTCATCGCCTTGCATTGTGTTGAAATTATCAACGTCAATTTGCGTGATCTGTTGGTCTGTTAAAAAGAACCCTGCTTTGTACCATTGATTCAAGCTGATCGTCTTACTCGTCAACGTAGAATCAGAACCTGCGGCTAGAGTATTAGACGGAGAAACTGCACCTGCTGTAATGTCGGCAGAAACTGGAACAGTGATCGTGTCTCCACGATTTGCGGCGTTGCCTGTATAGGTCGAGTTGACCAAACGAGGCATAACTGCATTCTCACGCAAGACTTCCAAACCTCTCGCAATGAGTTTGTCAATTAGTGGGGTTAACGTGTTAGCCATAGCGGCTTTCTCCTTTCAAGAGAATAAAATTATGGGCTTTGCCCGTTATAAAAAAATGCTCTCGGAGCAATCGCCCAAGCCGCTCGGCAACTCTGGGATATTATGAAACTTCTGCGTCAATGCTCCTTTAAAAATTAACCATCAACAATTTCAACTTCGCCTTTTGAAACTTCTGAAATATATTTGCCGATCTCGGAGCGGCGTATTTTTTTCTTTGCTGTATTTGCGTCCGTCTGACCGCCGCTTGCACCAGAGCCAGTTGACTCGGCAAACAAAAAACTGTCAGACGATTTTAATTCTTCAACAACGTCAAGAATTCCTTGCGGAGTTTTTCCGTCTGACGTCATTACAGAATTCCCATCCTTGTCAACTCGTATGGCGTTCGCACCATCTCGTTTGACGTGCGGCCTAACTGCTCGGATAATATGATCAACGGCTCGGTCGTTTTTCGCATTGGCCTTAATGGCCGCATCCCTAATTTGGTTCTCAACAATATGAATGTCAAGAGCGTTTTCTGCGTTTTGATGATTTTGTGCCAATTCGTTTATTTTTTCTTCATAACTTTGACGCATCGCCTCGGTTCTCTGGTCGAGTAGCTCGTCAACTTTACCCTCCGAAAGCAATTCTTTTTCTTGTTGCTCTTTGTTTTTTTCTTGGAATTGCTTCAACTGGCCTTCAATATCAGTTTGTTTTTTCTTCAACTCCTCATTCTCATTGTAGAGATTTCGGTTGTTGTTTCTGAATTCATTAATCTTATCATTTGAATCGGTAGACAAAACAAAATTGTCTCCGTCCTGATTATAGAATTCTTTCAATGCGTCAGGCAACTGTTCAAATCCTTCTGCGTCAACAATTGTTTTAAGAGCCATTGAGGTTTTTTAACTCCTTAATCGTTAGGGTTCGACCTTGTTGGTTTACTAGATCAGACAACGTGATTTTATTCTCTTTAAAAAGTTCATATCTTCCTCTGCCAAGAATCCGTTCTTGCTCCTTCGCTCCCATAGCATTCATGGATTTAGCAAACGATGGAACTGGTGCAGGTTTTCCATCAATCGAAAAGTTCTGACCACGTTTTGCGATCTCTCTATTTAATTCTTTATCCAAGACGCCTTGCAAATCCTCAAGCGATTTAAATATTGGCGATAGAGTTGTTCGACAATTAAAATGCCAAGGCGGCTCTCCCATAAATTCAACGGGAGTTCCCCGAAAAGGTTTCCCTGTTTGCAAATGCCACGCCCATCCGTTCCGAGTTCTGCAAAGCAATGTTGTTCTGTTGTCGAGTATGGCGTTTGCTTGTATCCCCTCAATTGCGTCTGAGTTTCGTTTGTAACTTTCCATCCTTGCCGAATTAACAACCGTATCCGTTGCCGTCCTGATTATCGTCTCCGCTCCCGTTTTACTTTTAGCCATAACGCCGTCACGGAACCCAAGATTGCGATTGCCCCTAACAATCTTGAGCATATCATCCAGAGATTGATTGTTTTTAATCGCATAACCAAGTCCCGTTTTTGTGTTAGACTTCAACCCGTCTTTTTGCCTTGTCCATCGCTCCTTTAACGGTAATCCGCTTGTATTGTTTGGCATGATTCCGTTCTCAACAATTTCAATCCCAATGCCTTGAGGCAAAATATTTGGAGCGATTGGAATAGTGAACGCTTTCTCAGCAACAGCAGAAACCGCCTGAGATTCTACAACCGCCAACTCTTGAAAACTTTTGACCGACTTCGCCGCAATAGTTGAATAAGAATTTTCAATTGCGTTATCTACTCTATCAAGCAACCCCTGTAATTGCGAACGGTTTCTTGGTTCGACCTCTTTTAATAATCCAACAATCTCCTTTTGCAATCCATTGATGTCTTTCATAACATCTTTGACTTGCCCATTTGAGAAACGAATCAGATCAAGATCGTGCTTTGTCAATAACTGATCGACTCGTTCATTTATGTTTGCCATTCTATCCCTCGGCTTGCATTACCGATTGGATTGAGTTCTGAAGTTCAATCATCTCCTTCTCAGCTGTTGGATCTGTATTAGGACGCAACAACTCGCCTCGGTCATACAAGAACAACAAATTGTCAACCGTCATATAACCTGCTTGAACGATCTGCATAAGTTTGACCGCCTCATCTGCCGACATCGTTTCAGCAAAAAAGTCATCGTTGAGAATAACAACAATATCCTCTGTTGTTGCCCCCTGCCATGACGCCAACAATGCAACCGCCTGAGTCAATCCCCTATCAAGCGTTTCGGTAATCCCTGCAAGCGTTGCCTGATCCCCTGCTGTTCTCAATCGGATTGCGGCGGCGGCTTCTGCTTGATGTTTTTGTTTTTCAAGCAACCGCCCTCCAAGACTTGCCATTTTTGACTCGTCTTCTTCCATTGCGGTTTGCATGGCTCCGAGTCCCTCTCCTCTGAACTCAAGATAACTTGCCTTTGCATCGGTAGACTCACTCCACCAAGCCACACCAGAACCGATCCGAT